TATGCCACGTTTTACTTGGTCAGAAGTCATTCTAACCCCAGTAGCACCTCCTTCTAATACAGGAGGCAATGCCGCGCCTATAACACCACCAATGGCTATATTCTTTATCATGTCTTCATAAGAATATTCCAACCCAAGTGTTTGGTACCATTCCATTACACCTGGCTGTAACATCGCCTCAGTTCCTGCGCCTATAATAGCTTCTCCTAACATTGTTCGGCCAAGAGATTGAGCCGCTGGTCTTGCAAAAGCAACAGGACCTAACATAAATAATTGTTCAAAAAAAGCATCATCAGAAAATACACCGCCAGCTTGTCCTATAAAACCACCAACCATCCCTAATGTTGTTTCTCTTTGTCTAGCTTCGGCACCAGTTTCTATGGCTTCTAAGGCTTTTGTTTTAATAGTTTCTTCTAATCCTTGCCTAGTTAATTCAGAAAACTCAGGGTATAAATCTCTATTTTCATCAAGATGGTTAAATAATTCGTTTAATCTAATTTCTCTCATTTCATCATTATGGCCAAGAGAGGAAGAGGCCCCAAAATAATTACCTGGGTTTATAAAAGTTATATCTTCTCTTTCTTTTATTAAATCTATTAAAGGATTAAGCTCATCTTTCATTAACTCAGTATAAGTATCAATATTAGAACCTTTTACTTGACTGTCATAAGCCTGGCTCATTGCCTCAAAAAAGCCATATTCTTCCCCACCATATTCAACAGGACTATCGCCAAACCCTGTATTATTATATTTTTCAAAAAATATGGTCATTGAGTAACCTTCTTAAGGTCAATTAAAAACGGGACATCATTTTGGGTAAATGCAAGTTCACCACTTTTCTTATTGGCTAGCTTATATAATCCATCTCCAACAGATATAAGATAGTAATTCTTTTTTATTACGTCAGAAGGTATTTCCAATCCATTTGTTCGGCCAACAGGAGACTGATTGCCTTGTATCAATTCTCCAGAATTAGTTTGGACAACGGATAAAGAAACCAAATCTTCCATAGTTTCTATATCATCAAACACATCATCAACCCCACCATCATGTTTTATATTTGTTGGCACTATAATATTTCTTTTTTGATAAGTGGTAATGCCCCCGTACTTCTCGCCATTAATAATTTGTTGCCCAGCCGCCTCTTGTAAAGCATCATCATATCTATTCGGGTCAAACGCACCCCCAGCACTTCCACCTCTTCCAAAATAAATAAGGTCAGCCACAGCAACTAAACGGTCAACTGTTCTAATCATAGACTCTGAGCCCATAGGTACCCCGTCTAGTATTTTCATTCTTAATGTTTTCTTATCAGCCATTTCTCCTATGGCTGTATCTGCAATTCCTTCCTTTACAATTCTACCTTTTAGAGCGGCATCAATAACATCAGGAGTTGTGCCACCTACAATCAACCCACCAATATGAGCTAACTCTGGCGCGTCTTTACTTATTTGTTCCATCACATCTAATGAGTCAATACCAAAAGAATTTACAATCGTGCCAAGTAACACAGCCTGTTGCTCAACAGGAGCTTCAATCAAAGCTGTAGATAAAGCACTAGCTTCTGCCTTTGTTAATATCTTTGGGGCAACTCCATAATGAGCGGCCATTTTATTAGAGTCAGCAATCCTACTACTTACAGCCTCATCAATCGCATTTGCATCCCCAGATAAAACTGTCTCTACAATATCTGTTCTTAAGGTTATAACTCCTGCTCCATCTGCCCAGGCTAACGGGTCATCATTAAGAGCTGTATTCTGAGCGGTGCGTCTTTTCTTAAGATTATTTAATATCTCACTATCATCTGGAGATAACCCAGACATTCTATTCAAAGTAGAAATCTTATCTTCCAACACCATTGAAGGGTCATCAGCGATATCATTATATATTTCTGATAATTTAGAAATTCTATTCCATTCATCATTCAACATATCAATTAAAGTTTTAGGAGCACCGTCAGCTTCTAATAAATCTATTTGGTCTTTTATACCACTTAAGTCTTCATCTCTTAACGGGTCAAATCTTTCAACAACCTTTTCTAATTGATCAATAGCATCTCCTACTGTTCTAGCAGATGAAGCCCATTTAGCGTTTTGCTCTCTGGCTTGAGTTTCCATAGGTGCCAGTTTTGATTTAACTTTTTTTAATCTTAACAAATCATCCGCAGTGGCCGCAGTTTCAGCTACTCTTTCTAATCTAGATTGTTCCGCCTCTAATTCAGGTATTGTGTAATCTTGTATATCTTTAAAATATTCAATATTGCCCTCAGCTCTACGGATTATATTTTTTAACTCAGATATTCCAGATGGATCTCCACCTCTATCTTCTAAATCTTTTATCTTGACTTTAAATTCATTAATAACTGTTTCACCGACAACAGCTCCTTTACTGACAATGCTAGTAACATTATTAGTTATATCCGATTTTAAATTAGATATTTCACCATTTATAGCAGTTCTTTGTTGATTAACACCTCTTTCAAATTCTGTTAGTAAGGTTTTTGCCATTGAATCTGACATACCAGAGGCGTAGCCAGTTCCTTTAGAAACATCTTTTTTAAAAGTATCAATGAATTTACTTTTGTCTTCTACACTATCAAATCGCTCAAAAGCTCCTCTAGCTTTGGCCTTGATGCCCAAGTTTTTAGATTTAATTAATTCTTCTGCTATTTCTTCTTCACTAAACTGCCTAGAGCGCAACATACTTTCTAAAGCATCCAGAGATTGTTGTATAATTAAATCTGCTTCTGTACCACTTAAAGAAGACCTGGCTAAATTTTCTATACTTTCATTATAGACTTGTAACTCTATAGCACCTTTGGCTCTATTAGATTTTCTTTCTTCTTTCAAATAATCTTCTGAAAAATTAAGAAATTGAGCATTAGAATATTGGTCTAATGTTAATTGCAACTGAGACGCAGAAGCTGGGTCTAATAAATTCATAGAATCAGAAAACCCAATAGTTGCCATATCTAAACGCTCTTGTAACTGTTGAGGCGTTTGATTTTTTTGGATTGCATCCAGGGCTATTAATCCCATTTCTTTTTTAGCTTCTACTTCTACCTGAGCACTTAATCCTTTAATGGCACTTTGATAAGCCGCAGTCTCCCTAAAATTAAAAGAAGCTGGGTCTCTTTCTTGTAATCCTAAAAGAGTGGCTCTAGGGTCAACTGCTCCCTCCATAGCCCCTGTTGTAATTTGCTGTTCTCTCGCTCTCTCAAAAGCATAAGAAGAAATTCGGTCCATTGCCTGGGCAACTGTTTGTGATGTTCTAACGGCCTCTCTTCCAGCGGCAAAATCAACACTAGGAACACCGCTAGGAGCCGAAGTCGCAATAGGTGAATATGTTAATCTATCAAATAAATCTGCCATTACTGATATCCCATTTGTGTAGGTAGATAATTAGTAGAGAAATCAACCCTACTAGGTACAGGAGAAGTAAAATTAAACATCCCTAAATCCTGAGCCCCCATTGCGGCTTGACCAAAACTACTAAGAGCTAAAATCTGCCCTTGCCTTGCGGCCATATTTCCAGCGGCAGTGTATTGAGCCGCTTGTATGGAACCTGTAGCCTCTGCAATTTTCCCTCCAAGCAATGCCATCTCTCTATTTTCTTTTGTAGTATAAAAATCAGTAACACCTTTACCTAAGTTATAAATCGCTAAGTTTTGAACAGAACCAGAAAATGGATCAACAGAACCAGCGGCCGCTCTTGCGTTTATAGTGGCTAAATTTTGAGCTACTTTTTTTAAAACCTCAACCCCTTGTCTTCTGTGATTAATAGCCTCAGAACGATACTTTAACATCTGAGCTTTAGCTTGCATTTCTGCTTGCTTGGCTTGTAACCCGTATAATTGTTGTTGAGCTCTTCCCATTTGTAGTTGAGATAAGCCACTTAATACTGCGGAACCTATTGCTACTGCTTCCATTTTATTGCCCTACTGAAACCTTATAATCTAAAGCCAAGACCGTCATATCTAACGGGACACTTTGTGTTAATGTAATTTGACCTTCTTTATTAAATCCTAATAAAGGACCTATTGTTTTTATGCCAGTGAATTCTGAAACAGCTCTATCAAGATTGCTTTCTCCAAATTGTCTAAATTGAACTTGTTGACCATTTACTGTTAATGCCTGAGTCTCAAATAACTCTGCATTTACTTCCAGGATACGCTTTTTAAAACCTCTTAAAGAGCCTGATTGAATTTGAGGCTCCACTGGCATAGTTTTTATAGTGATAGTATAATTAAGACCTACTTCATAATCAGTGACACTATTCCTATCAAAAGTAACTGTATTACTTGAAACTGTCTCATCTGGTTGGACAATTCCATCTAAAATAACTTTGACAGTCTCTGTGTCTAAATGAGCTACAGTCACAGACCCAGCTACACCAGATGCTTTTATAGCACTATCAAGATGCAAATCACTGTCAAAGTATTCTACAAAATAATTATCTACACTATTTATTGTACGTTTTATCACTACATAAATTCTATCTACATCTACCCCAACAGAAATAAATTCTCCATCAGTTGTAAATTTAGTAGGAGCTGTTACTTCTTGAGACCTAAGTAAAGAGAAAACAATCATAGAACCATCTTCAGAATTAACAATCATAAGACGGTCACTTTCATCTGTAGATGTAGCTCTTCTTATAGCCATATCGGTGGGGGTCTTGAATAAATGCCCTGATAACATTGAGACATTGCTAGTATTATATGCCAATTCAGTATCAGTAAACGCCAATTCATTTAAAGATTTCCCCTTTCTTTGAATGAACAAAGTCCCACTATCTACGCCAACAACAGGGACATCTGATTTTGATCCATTGCGAGTAGCAATTTTAACAATAAAGTTTGAAGGCGTAATAGGAGATAAATTCGCCTGGGGCACATAGAACTCGCCACCAGTCGTAAATATTTGTAAATCTCTGCCAGAGAAAATATCAGTGATTGAGTTTAAAGTAGATGTTGACAATGTAGCTTCCAGAGAAGCATCATCCAATCCTTCTCCTTTATCGAAATTAAAGAAGTCGTTTACTCTTGAAGCCCATGTTGTAGAAGGCAATGACTTAGAACCAGCAAACCATAATCTACCCTCATGAAAGGTTATAGATTTAGGCCACCCCCTGCTAGATGACCATGCATCTTCATATCCATATTCTAATTCCCAATTTCCTGAAGTTAGCCCACTTGTATCAAAAAATGGGACTTCAACAAAAGCCTTAACAGATGTATCACTAACATATTCAGTTATTCTTGCTCTACCAAATCCATTTAATGCGACAACGTATTCTTCAACACTATCCTCTCCAAACGCCTTTACACTGTATTGTGTTGTAGCGTCAGGTGCTGGGGCAAAAGCTGGATAAACAGTAGCTACTTTAGTAGTGGCGTTGTAATCAGAAATATGCCTATGTTGCCCAGAACCTGTACCACCTGTTAAATGAACAGATAAACCATTACACTGGTCATCAGATGTGTAACTTGTAGCGGCTTTTAGAGTAATAGTTGTTGTCGTGCCAGCCTGTGCTGTGCCTGTGTCTGTTGTAACTGACGATGCAGTAAAAGTAATATTACCTGATATTGCACTAGGAGTTATTGTATATTGTGGGTTATCTGTATTTAAAGTAAACGCATAATAAGGCACATGAGAAAAAGATATTGTTGTTTTAGTCCATTCATCATGGTCGGCTCCACGCACTATTTTAATAGGCTCTAAATCTTCATGAACAAAAATTATAGTGTCTGCTGATTGAGCATACTTTAATTCTGATAACATTGCCGCAGTAACTTCAGATATAGCTAAATAATTATTTCCAGAACTATTTATATTTGTGACCAAAGCTCCATTTCTAAATACATACATTTTGCCAGCCGTAAGAGCAAACATATATGTATCATCACTATTAAACTCAAATGGAATAAGACGAACTCCGTTTGATGCACCACTATCTAAAGTAGTTACATATCGCAACCCCTCTCTTCTTTTGGCTCCACCTTGAGGCTGAATGATAACATTAGTAGCCGTTTCGAGAGCAGAGTAATATTGCTTAAGGTCAATTCTTGCCCTTAGTAATGGGTCAATTTCGCCTACAGAGAAGTTAGTTTGTATCTGAACAATTCGGCTCATCCTCTA